TATTGTTAAGTTATAGTAATTATAAAATAATTAATAAATATATATTATACTATAGTAGTAATTCTTTTTATCGGTGACGAGAATTGCTAACTATCAAATATGCTAGGTGAAAGGATGATTCAAATGAATGATAGTATTTTGTATTCTAAGGTTGTGGAGGGCTATGTCGAGCAGTTAAGACTTGTTTTCCCCAACGCAAGTAAGGAAGAGTTAGAAGCTTATGTAAGGGAGAACGTCAATCTGTCTGATAGAATAGTTCAGTTTGACGATGAAGTAAATAAGACACAAGAAAGTCTCCTAACTCTCACGGAATTCCTTGAAACCGAAAACCCTATTATCTCTGGTCACGGAACTATCTATCGAAATCATTTAAGTATGAAAAACTTGCTTGCAAGTATGTTTGACTTCTTACTTAAGGAACGTAAGGTTGCTAAGAAAGAGATGTTTAAACACGTTAATGATGAGGATAAGACTACATACAAGAACTTAGACCTTAAGCAAAAGACGTTAAAACTACTAGCAAACTCAGGTTATGGTGCAACTGTCGAGGATAACAGCATCTTCTATAACAAAAACTTTGGTTCTGCAATCACTGCAACTGGTGTTATGATTATTACAACTGCAGTAGTAGCGTTCGAGAACTTTATGTCTGCTAACTTTATCTTCTATAAAGAAACAGACTTCCTACGTTATGTGAAGAATATTGTAAGTGAACACTATCAGTATCCAGATATTGTTGAAAAAGATATTCCGATTGAAAAAGTTGCTGAGTTTATGGCAAGTAAGTTTAAGAATGAAATTACATATAATGCTAAAGACTTCCCTTTAATGGAACGTATTGGGCAAGAAGGTGTTGATAGAATGTATTCTTCTATTAATTACCAATTTGTAATGTCGATTCTCTCTAGTCTTACACAAGAACAATTAAACCGAATCTATTACAAGAATAATATCTATGAATTCATGGGCAACCAAAAGATTGCTGATGTATTTGACTTAGTTATCGGTAAAGAGTTCTTAGACCCTAATGAACCACCAGAAGAATTATTACCAGACCTAAATCGTTTGTGGGATTATCTGCAAGAATGGGTATATTATGATTATTTATCATTCCACCGTTATCAACGTGCAGAGAACGAAAAGCGTAGAACAGTACTCATTGTAGATACTGACTCAAACTTCTTATTCCTGAATCCATTCTTCGAGTACTTCTTAGAACGTTATCCAGACCGCATTGCTCGTGTAGATAAAGATAAAGTATCTACAGTTAACATTGCAACACTATTCTTATCACGAGTAATTGAGAAGAATTACTGGACTCTAACGAAATCTATGAATATTCCAGCAGATAAACGTAAAATCATTAACATGAAGAATGAGTTCTTCTATAAACGTTTAATGAATACACGTAATAAGAAAAGCTATGCTGGTTCGTTAATCATGCAAGAGGGTCACATGCTAGAGAAAATTAAACACGACATTAAAGGTTTAGCTATACGAAAAGTAAACGTAAACAAGAATGTACGTACATATTTTACAGAGATGCTAGGACGCTTGATATTGGATAGCGATGAAATCAATATCGAAGAGGTATTTGGTGAATATAAACGTTTGGAAGATATGATTGTTAAGTCTTTTGTTAATGGTGAACTTACTTATTCAACTCCAGCAAAAGTAAACGAAATCGAATCATACGTTTCTCCATACTCAATCCAAAGTGTTCGTGGTTCTATTATTTGGAACGCATTATATCCAGATAATGAGATTGTAATGCCAACGAAGGTTAATAACATAAAGCTTAAAGCTGAAACATTAGCCGACTTGGTTAATGTACCTAAAGACGTATACGATACTTTACATCGTGTAATCTTCAGTAATCCAGAAATGGCTAAACATGGCTTTAAGATTATATCCGTACCAAAAGATTTAGAGGTTCTTCCAGACTGGATTATTCCCCTAATTGATATTGAAACTATGGTTAAAGACAACGTGAAGTCGGGTATGATTATCCTAGAATCATTAGGTTTTAAAACTCTTGATATCTTAGATTCTCAATTCCCAACGAACATCTTAGAATTTTAAGGGGGCAATTAAAATGGAACAACGATTAATGAGAAACAGTGAAAGCTATAATATTGTGGTAGATTGTGACGAGGTATTAACAGATATCTCACCTATTTGGGTGAAGAAGATTTATGAAAACCGAGAAAAGTTTGAGAAATACTTTGACTTAAGGGATGATGTCGATGCTTCTAGTATTGACCCTTTCTCTGAATCATGGCGTGAGTATGTTCTTGGTCGTGACAAATTTTACATAAATGATTGGCTACGTAAGAAGGACTTAGTGTTATCAGAGGAAGAAGAAAAGCATCTGTTTAAAATGTTCTATGATTTATACGACAATGATGCATTCTACTCTGAATGTCTTCCAACAAAGTTCTGTGAAGGTATTTATAAGTTATCTTTACAGTCCTATGTTAAGAAGATTTATGTAGTAACACGTACTTCTGAAAATACTTATACTGGTAAAGAACGTTTCATTAAGAGTTTCTTACCAACTGACAAATTAGAAATTGTCTTTGTGAAAATGGGCGAAAATAAATCTGGCTATATCAACAAGATTGATAACGTTAGCATGATTGCTGATGATGAA